TACGAAAGTTTTATCCCATGATATGTGAAAACCATAAAAATGGTAAATATGCTCAATATATAATAATACTTTCTGTATTTCTGAGTTTGTAGTTTCTTGAGGAAATTTCAATGTCAACAACCCATCATCAATAAACACTGCTAATTTTCCTGGGAATTGTATCAATTTTAATCTACGAAGTATTCTAACTGCAAAAGCCATTACATCTTCATGAAATACTGTATTTGTCTTACCCCACTGACCTTCTGCATCTAATGTTTTAGTCTTATAATTGAAGTGCAAGCCATTATGAAAATAATGTAGATCTATATTATGTGCAAGTTGTGGGATGACTTTAGCAGTTGGACTATCGAAGAATTTTGACCATACTCGAGTTGATGCTACTTTACCATCATGTGAGAAACGTGGTGACCATTTATCAAGATCAAAAGATACAAATACTATCTTATTATTCTTATAATTATAATCTTCACCTAATAAAGAATGTAATGCTTGAGCCCTATCATGTGGATCTTTTGATATAAATGCTGCTATGTCTTTCCCTAAGTATTTCTCAACATTGTATTCCCATTCTGACATACATAATCTTGCATCAGGTTTTGCCGAGAAAAAGTTTCTTGGATCTGGCTTTTTGGACTCCGACTTGAAGTGAGCGGTCTGTTGGTATAACAGGTAGTTGTTCCCTTGTGTTATACTATGTGTAGTCGGATGATTGGCAACTGTAAGGTAATGCATAAGAAAATTCCTTTCATACAATGGTAACTTATAGTACTCAGCCCCATCTTTAATAGTGTTCAAATCTCTATTATTCGGAGGACAGGCCTTATCAGCATAATAATCTGGTGCAGTAGTATTTCTATATTCCCATGGTACTGCATTCTCATAATCAATCATATCTATTTCCTCATCAGTTAACTTATCCGGGTTCACTGTTGGAAATTTATGTAATTTACTATGAGGATAATTCACTAAATGTTGAGTAGCAGAATGAATAAGCTTACCTGGCAAAGTCTTGAATAATCTATAGTAACGACGAAATAATTGCAAGACTTGAAATCTATAAAACTCTTCATCACTTAACTTTAAGTCAGGTGTTAATCTTTCTGAATCAGGATGTGGTACTCCATATGTCCATGGATTATCATGATATTCCTTGTTCTTGAGAAAACCACTAGTAGGATCATAATCAGGTGGTGGTAGTACCTTATATAATTTCAGGAAATCAAGCATCTCATGATCAGATAAGCCTTTTGTGAATGTCAGATGTGTTTGAAGACCAATTATCTTATGGTAATTACCTAGTTCAAACTTCTTTTCTTGTTCAATCTTCGATTTATCCCAAATGTCCATTGAAATCAAAGAGAACTTATATGTATAGACTATATCCCAAGCTTTCGCAACATCATTATACCGATCTGTTGCAATTAAAGATTCAATGAATAACGTGAAATAACCTAGCAACTTTGAATTCGATAATGGATAATTCGCGTGTTTGTTAGCTAGATAGTAATAACGTATTGCTCTTATCATTGAACGTATTAATGTCTCTAATTTTTGTACATCCTTATGAGTCAATATGTATGTGATTATATCATCAGGACCTTTTGACTCATCTAGTAACATTATGCAATTTGGAAAGGAAAAGCAATTCCAGTTCTTTGGCATCCTTATTAATGCTTTTGGCATGGCTGGATATGCTAATTTCTTACGTTTTGCCTTATACGCAGCATCACGGTAATCAGGTGCTCTCCAAGCAAAAGATATATGTGTCAATGCATTTGCTGAATCAGACAAATAACCAACATGTGATCTAATATCAGATGGTAACTCCAAATCTTCAACTAATTCCTTGATCTTATGCCTACTCCCTAATGAAACAGCATGATCAATCCTTACTGTTTCAATTGCTGCATTATGTCTAAATTTTAC